GCCGGTGTTTTCACCATCGCCGCTGATGTGCCTAGACGGTTCGGCATGACGTTTGATTTGAATAACCCACGAGCAGAGCAGTGGATTCGTGAGCACTCCAGCGCGTTTATCACCCGCATCAACGAAGAACAGCGCGAGAGTATCCGGGCGGTGCTAAATGAGGCACTGATCGCTGGACGCAACCCGCGCAGCACGGCGCTGGACATAGTGGGCCGCATATCAGCCCAAACAGGGCGCAGACAGGGCGGCATTATTGGATTGAACGGGCCGCAGGCAGAAGCAGCACGCCGCGCACGCCAGCAGCTTGATAGCTTGGACGCTGCATACTTTCAGCGCAAATTGCGTGACCGGCGCTTTGATAGCATGGTCAGAAAAGCCATTGAATCAGGTACGCCATTGACACAGGCCAATATCAACCGGCTGGTCGGTCGCTATGAAGATAGGCTGCTGAAGCTAAGAGGCGACACAATCGGTCGCACAGAGTCTCTAAGCGCGTTAAACGAAGCGTCCGACGAATCACTGCGGCAAGTGGTAGACGAAGGACTAGCGCCGCAAGAGGCCGTTCAGCGGATATGGCGGCACAGCTTCAGCAAGAACGAACGCCCCGGTCATTTAGCCATGAGCGGTGAAAGCAGAGGCATTGATGAGCCTTTCGTCAATCCCGTTACCGGCGCTGTATTGATGCACCCTGGCGAAGGTTCAGCCAGCGAGACGATCAATTGCAGATGTTTGATTGAGCACAAAATCGACTTCATTGCAGTAGAACTAGCCGCATGAGCATGACCAGTTTTCAGCAGCAGGTGGCAAATTACACCAAGAAGTATGAGAAACGGCTTCGGGCTGCAGCACGCGAGGCCGTACAGGAAACGGTTGCCATTGCTCAGACCCCTAGAGGCGCAGGCGGTCGGATGCGAGTGAAAACGGGCTTTCTACGAGCTTCGATTGTGGCTGGACTTGGCCGGATGCCGAGCGGCCCGACACAGGCCATTGAAGATGCAGCCTACAATTACACCGGCACGGCGGTTGCAGCCGCTTTGCTGCGGTGGGATCCAAATACAGGCCAGACGTTCTTTGCTGGATGGTCGGCAAACTACGCCCGCCCACGAGAATTCCGTGATGGATTCCTGCGCGGGGCTACCGAACAATGGCCGAAGACTGTGGACAGTGTTGCAAAGCGGGTTAGGCGCAGAATCTAACAATCACTACAAGCCCTGCATTTGCGGGGCTTTTTTTATGGGCGCAATAAATGGCAACAGATATTCTGACAGCATTCCTGACCAGACTACAGGCGTTCAATTGGACTCCAGCCCTGCCCGTCATGTGGCCGGGCGTAAAAGGCGACCCGCCGAATACCGGCCAATGGCTTGAAGCATCACTCTTTCCCGGCGAGCCAAGTAACCTAGCTTGGAACGCAGACAGCGCCAGCGAGTTCATTGGATTTGCTCAAATCATGGTCGGCTACCGGCCGGGCACTGGCGAGGTATTGCCGTCACAGATAGCGGATGCAATCATTGCCCATTTCCCGAAATCGCTTGAATTGGGCGGCGTGCGGATTAGCAAAGCACCATATCGCAGCCCGTCATTTGTGGAGGATGGAAACAAGCTATTCATACCCGTGACGATCCCGTATCGAGGGATTGTCTAAACCCTAGTCGTAAAGAGCTATAGCGCCCGCAATTTTGCGGGTTTTTTTGTTAACACAGATGGAGTTTTATATTATGTCTAATACCAATATTGGTGGTACTTTTTCAATCTCAGTCGATTCTGTTGACGCTACCATTCCAGAAGTTGCAAACACGACCCTTGATGAAACCGCATTCGGTGCGCTTACGTGGCAAGCGGTTCCAAACATGGGCACGCACGGCGATACCGGCGTTGATCAGAATATGGTGTCCTTCCCGACTTGGGATAACTTGCTTACCGTGCAGCAGAAGGGCGCGGCTATCGGCAAGACCTATGAAGTCATTTTCCTGGATGAAGCCAGCGACGGCATGACCGCGCTACAGGCAGCTTCTGCGATTGACAATAACAACAACTTTGCATTCAAGCTCCAATGGCCTGACGGTCGCATCGAATACGGTCGCGGAGTCGTTTCAGCACCGGGCTACAGCAAGGGCAGCAACGAAGACTTTGCAACCGTTGCATTTAACATCGCAGCCAACCAGCCGATCGTCCAATCAGCGGTTTAATCGGCTGATTGCGAACCAACCACAGCCCGCCCAGCGCGGGCTTTTCTTTTCACATTGGAAGATAACTAATGACAATCAATCTATCAGGCTTAGAACTGACCCGACCAGAACGCAAGATCAATATCCTTGACAAGGCAAACGAAAAAACCGGCCTGACCCTTTTGATCCGGCCTGATACGGATGAAGAATTTATCAAGGTTCAGCGTCGCGCAACCGACCGTTATTCATCCGGCAAAAAGATCAGCGTGCGCGAGCGTCGCGAGATTGGCGAGAGCCTTTTGATGGCGCGTGTAGCTGGCTGGGATTGGACGGGCCGCGCTTTGGAAGTGGTCGAAAAAGCACCGCCATTCAATGCCAAGAATCTGAAATCCGTCATGTACGAAAATGGCGAGCAGTCAGCGGCAATTCGTAAGCAGATCGCGGAGGCCATTGGCGACGAAGAGGATTTTACGCAGAACGACTAGCCGCATGTTGTGGCTATGTCGCGCACCAGATCAAGTTTGAGACGGTAAGAAAAGACGGGCACACGCTGGCCGAGATTTATGAATCGTTCGGTCAGCTAGTACCTGAGCCTGACGATCTGCTAGAAGGCACTCAATACCTGATCGAATGGTTCTACCAGCTAAACAGTCGTCGCCAGCCTGGATTTACCGGGCTGGCACCGATTGACTATAAAGAGATAGCTGCCTGGGCAACGCTCAAGCGCGTGATTATCTATCCAGACGAAGTTGACGTACTGACCGCAATCGACAGCGCTTTCCTAAGCGCAATGCACGAACTTCGTGAAAACGACAAGGATTCCAAGTGATGAATATCAAAAGGATTGATCAGAAATGGTAGATATTGCGAAACTTGGGCTGTCAGTCGATTCTAGCGGATTCGTAAAAGCTGATCGCGACATGAAAGGCTTCAACCAGACCGCTGGACGTTCAGAGAAAGCGGCTGACCGAATGAACAAGTCGGCACGGGCGCTTGGGCAAGGTCTTGGCCTGCTTGCGGCTGCATCGGCTGCTGTGGCGGTCGCTGGCGTTAAGATGGCAATTGATGCAGAGGAAACGGCCAACAAATTCCGAGTTGTTTTTAGAGGCTCGATTGTAGAGACTGACAAGGCATTGCGCGAACTTACCAAGACCATTCCTTCAACACAAAGCGAGCTGCGAGGATTTGCGGCTGGCGTTCAGGATTTGCTAGTTCCTTTGGGATTGGCCAGAACCGAAGCCGCAGGCCTATCTGTTGACGCTGTGCGTCTGGCAGGTGATCTAGCCAGCTTTAATAATGTCGGTGTGGATGAGGTTCTAAATGGTATCAAATCCGCTCTGGCTGGCTCTAGCGAGCCTTTGCGCCGGTTTGGTATTGACGTTCGAGAGGGGCGGCTTCAAACGCTTGCATTATCCGAAGGTCTTATCGGGTTAGACCAAGAATTAAACGCAGCCGCACGCGCTCAAGCAGTCTTTGCCGCTATTTCTGCTGATTCATCGGATGCTGCTGGCGATGCAGCGGAAACCGTTGACAGCCTTGCTAATGCGGTCAGGTTCTTGCAGCGCGATGTCAAACAGGTAACCGAAGAACTCGGAACGGCATTGCTGCCCGCAATCCGTGACGTTTTGACGGTCTTAACAGACACCGAAGACGGCATGAGCATGGTCGAGTCGGCCGCCCGCAAGCTATTTAGCGTAATCATTATCCTAGCGCAAGGGTTCAACGCTTTGGCGCTAGTGTTTACCGTGATTGGAAAAAAAATCGGCGAAATAGCCGCAAAACTTGCCCTAATGGGCGAGGCGCTAAAGGTCGACTTTGAACTGTCCGATCTGGTCGTGCCGTTTTCGGCACTCCGTAAGATGTTAGGCACGCTGGACGAAATGCCAGAACGCCTTGATGACCTTGCGC